ACGAGGGTGGTCGGCGGCGACGATCAACCATTGCCGATTCGGGTTCTGATGAAAACCATTACGTTTTTTTTTTGTTGATATTAATTGGAACAGTTTGGGCGTCGGCGCCCATGCTGCAAGGCGAGATAGAGGTAACAGGCTGGACCGAGTGGGCAGCCGGAACGAGCTATCGAGTGACCGGCGAATTCCGGGACCATTCCGTGGCCGGCAAGATCGGGACTGACATAGCAGCGGGCCATTACCTGTTTACGGAGTCGGTTTTAGGGGATGTGGACGCATGGCAGATAACGAACATAGTGGCAGCCGGGACGATCGTTGTAACCGTGGACGTGGCCTATGCAGAGAGCGGATCATCCACGGTGGGGATGGTGATCGGGTATGCGCCGGTATGCGCGCTATCGAGCAATGCGGCGGGATTTCCGCAGCAGCCGGGGCCTGAATTTTGCCATGTAAGCGAAAACCTGATGAACGGGATCCGGAACTATTCGTTTCGGCGGGTAGGGGTAGGAGGCGACCTGGAAGCCGATACGGTGCGGGGCTCGAACTATGTGGTAATGGCCAGCGCGGAACAAGTGCTGACGAACGGTGCAATTATTGTACCGCATGGGAACGTGAAGGTTTCGACGACGAACGACCTGGTGGCGCTCGGCGCGCTCCAGGTTGAGACGAACGGGGTGGAGGAAGGCATGACCATGTGGCTGAGGGCGGCGCCGGGGAGCGGGGCGATAGCGTTGACCAACGGGGCCGGAGTGGCCATGGATTGCGGATTAGGCTTTTACCTGGGCGCCGATGACGTGATGCAACTGATTTTCATGGGCGGGAAATGGGTGGAAACGAAGAGGGTGGACCGGTGAGGGAGGCGGACGACGGACCGGAGAAGACGAAAAGCGGAAGGACGGATCGGACGGATTGGACGGATCTTAACAACATAGGAGAAAGGCAATGAAAAGAATGAAGTGCTGGATCGTGGCGGGGATCGTGGCGGCGGCGGCGGGATCGGCCTGGGCGGCCGGCGGGGTATTGCCGGACGGGCAGGGGACAAACTGGAGTTACGGGGATATATACGGGCAGGGGACGTACTATCTGCGGAACTGGAAGACCGCCAATGTGGACCTTGCTGGCGCAACAAATCTGCCCTGGGCCGGTATTGCAGACACGCCGGTAGATATTGCCGGCTACGGGATCACGGACGCCTACACAAAGGTGGAGTCTGATGCTGCCTTTGCGCCGCTGGCGCATGATCAGGATTGGAGCACCATCACGAACACGCCGGATTCGCTGGCCGGGTATGGGATCACGAATGCCATACCGGATTCAGCGGATTTCATTACAACGAATGACACGCCGCAAACGAAGGCGGGGTTGCTGACACTCGACGGCGGGGCGACGGTGGGCGGGAACTTTGTTTTGAAGCTGGGCGCAGCGGAAACGATAGCGGAAGGCGGCGCGGTGCCGGCAACGGCGGCGAACGTCAAGGTCATAGGAGACAGCGCGCCGGTAACGGCAACAATCGCGGATGGAGCGACAGAAGGTCAGGTGCTAACCATACGCGGGACGGACGACACCGATACCGTGACGCTGACCAATGCGGCCGTGGTGCCAAACTTCATGATAGGGCTGCGTGATGTGATCAGCTTCACCTGGGACGGCAGCCAATGGGTGGAGATTTACAGAAGGGACAATTAAGGGATGAGACGGATTGGACAGATCGGACTGATCGGACTGATCGCAGGATGCGCGCTTGCGTGGACAGGCGTGATGACCGATGGCGAGAAGGTGTGGCTATCCGGGACATTCAACCTGGGCACGAACACGGTAATCTGGCAGGGCGTTAGCCGGACAAGCTGGCCGGAAGGCGGCGGGACAACCAATGCCGGCGAGATCAATGTTGCGTTTACGCCAACGGCATACAGCGCGAGCAGCAACGTGGAATCGCACCTGGAGGCCGTGCATGGGAAGATTGCGGCGGCGGAGGTGGCGCTGCTGACGAATACGGATGCTATAAAGATTGGGGCAAGTGCGGGTGCTTCGCCTGGCGCGGTTGCGGTGGGAGCAAGCGCGGCAGCAGGCCCGCTCGCGGTGGCTATTGGGTTTGGTGCTGTAGCTAATATGAATAACGTAGCGATTGGAGATGGTATCGAGAACAACGAGTCAGGCACAACCAGGGTTAAGGGGGTTTTGATTGCGAATGGGGCGCGATTTACGGAGGGGAGTCCGACGAATGGGGCGGTGTGGGTTGCGACGGATGGGGCGGGGAATGGGGGTTGGTCGTCAGGAACACCGGGTTGGTCCCTTTATGGTTCAGGCAACGTAGTAATGACGCAAAATATGGTCACAGTTTGCGGATATAATACAGTAGCAAGAAGTAATAGTGTTGTTTTCAATGCCGCAAATTATAGTGCGCAACCGACATACCCAGGGATGTATGTTTTGACGTGTACAGTCATGCTCGCGGGGTCATCCACTACTGTAGGGTTATATGCGTATGCTTGTATCTATCGAAACAGTTCTATTATTGCACAATCAGTTATTTTTGCGACTACTACAAATCCGAGAGCATATCCATACAATCTATCTGCGATTACTTACGCCGGCGGAAATGATATTTACACTGTCCGGGTTGCAAACTATTTGGGCAACAATGTAACCAACACAGGCAGTGCAACATATAAATTCGATGGTCTGTATATAGGCAAACCATAAAAAGAAGGGCATCATGGCAAACGGTGACACAATCGCATCCAGAATGGTTTTATCACGTGCCGCCGATGTCCGCCGACTGGTGGAAAACGGGGATTATGCCAAGTGCCCCGTCAAAGGCGAACAGGATGTTCAACTTTTTTTGATTGACGGCATGACTGCCATCCTCAAGCAGTCGCGGGGTGTCGGTTTCCTGGCCGTGTTGTCGGGCGGGACAGCGGGGGCTACTATCGTCGGCATAATATTCGGCGCGATAAAAGCGTGGAATGTGCTCGGGGGGCATTAGAGCGGGACGCTACGGAAGGAGACGGAAGGACGGAAGGACGGAAGGACGGAAGGAGATGGAAGAATCCACCCATATAGCGGCCTTGCGGAAATGTCTGGCGCAATGCGAGGAGGCGATGCCTGAAATTCATGATCGGCATGACCGGCAGATCATGGAGGAACACGCCGCGCTGTTGCGGATCGATATTCGGCGGATGGAAGAATGGGAAAAAAAGCAGGAAGCAAGACGGGTGCAAAATGGAAAATGAGATCACAGTGCTCGCGCTCAATGCGATTGATCCCGAAGGGCGGTTTACCGGATTACCGCTGTCCGTGAGTTGTTATTACTATGGCGGGAAGCAGTGGGAGCTTCAAAAAGAATTTTCGTATCGCACAGATGAGGGTGGAACCGCGACAGTCCGCGCCGGTTTTGAATTCGATTTTGCAAGCGTCCCGCGTCCGCTCTGGTGGCTGTATCCGCCGACCGGCTTGCAGGACAATCCGTATGGTATAGCGGCGCTGGTGCATGACTGGCTGTGCGCTCATCGGAAGATTGAGGGGGAGCCGATTGGATTCAGCCGGGCGAATGACGTATTTTTGGAGATCATGCTCTACCTGAAAATCCGCAAAACGATAGCATACCCGATGTATTGGGCGGTACAATCGCCCTGGGGCTGGTGGCTCTGGCAGCACCGCAAGCCGGAGGACATTATACCGTGACAAATATAATCGTCGAGGCAATAAGGCAGATGGGGTCAACGGATGCCGATTGGCGTTTGCAGGCGGCGGGGGCCGTTGCGCTCGTCCTGGCCGGGATCGGGTGCGGAGCGCTGGGGAAGATAAGGCAGAAACGAAAGGAACGCAAACATGATAAACCTAAAAATGTCGGATGAACCGGGGCGGTACGAGATTAAGCAGATCGGTTCGCTGCCAGCGCCGTTCAAGCTCACCGGACTGACGGTTACCAAGTACGGCATTTTTACAGGTGTGTGCAATGATTATAACCGCAACACATCGCGGCTGTATCTCGGTGCAGAACTTATCTACGGGCAGGACGGCAGGCCGAACTGTGAAACGATCGGCAAGGGGCTGATCCTGGGTGACTATGTAGGCTGGGCCGGAGAGCATGGCCGGGTGGTTGTGTATGACAGGGGCTTCGTGAGCGAAATGAATGTCGTTTTGAAATTCGCAAGTGCGCTCGCCTATTTTCGCGGTCAGCCGATTGTATTTAATACCGATGGTGGAATTTCAGCGCTGCATTGCGTGACCGGGCGGCTGGAATTCACGTTGCCGGGCCGAGGGATCGTCACGTCAACGGCTATACTTGGGGATAAGCTCTATGCGTCTGTGGTTGACGGCGATGAAAACGGGCTGGCCTGTTCGGATGGAAGTTTCATTCCGATGGGGGAATGCCGTTGCGTGTTTCCAGCGGCGGGCGACATTTATTGCACGAAGGGCAGTGTGATCTACCGCAAGGACGGGAACCGTCTGGTTGAAATGGTAAAACTACCTTGCGAAGTGATTATGGACGTGCATCAGGACGAGGGCGGAATCTGGATTGCCGGATCGAACCCCGACCAGTTATGGGTGCTGGAACCGGATGGCCTGTTTGTCAAGGTAGTCGAGTTTTCGGAAGGGAACAAGCACGTTGGCGGCAGCCTATTCCGGGTGAGGGTCTCGAGCGGGGTGTTTGGGCGCTCGCCGGGGGGCAATTCCACGGCGGTTTATTCGGTGAAGCGGAAGCAAGGGAAGGACGGATCGGACTGATCGGACGGATTTCAATTTTGAGGAATAAAAATTGGAAGCAACGGACATAGCGAACCTACTGGCCGAGAGCAAGGCGCAGATTAGCAACCTGGCGGAGCATCAAGGGCTGGGTGAGGACGTGATGGTCCGGTTCTGGCTGGTGAACCAGGAGGACCTGGAGGGGTGCGTCGCCTACTTGAAGGCCATGACGACGGTAACGGACCCGATGGCCGGGACCAGGTGGGCCCGCAGCGGGACCTGGTACGCCGGCGCCGTGGACTACAAGCCGGGCAATTCTAATCCCCTGGTAGTGAGCGGCGCCGCGGGCCTGGTATGGATCCTCTATCAGCAGTTGAGCAAGGGCGACAAGATAATCACGATTACCGAGAGCTGCGCGGCCTACACCAAGACCAAGATCATCCACACCTACAATGCCCTGATCCCGAGCGGTGCGGCCGGCGCGGGGCAGATCATAAACGTGGACGCGCAGCCGACAGCGCTGGGCCGGGAGCGGACCGTCCAGGAAACGATCGTACCGAAAGACCAGGTGGCGACCGCCTACGATCGGAGCAAGGCGTCCGATGCAGCGAAGGTGTTGCACACCGAGAATGCAACGCCCTTGACCCAGCCGGCAGACGTGAAGGGGACGATCGTGCGGCAGAGCGCGCAGCCGACCGAGGCCGGGAACGATCGGACCGTGGTGGAAACCATTGTGCCCAAGGACCAGGTGGCGACCGCCTACGATCGGAGCAAGGCGGCCGATGCAGCGAAGGTGTTGCACACCGAGAATGGTACGCCCTTGACCCAGCCGGCAGACGTGAAGGGGACGATAGTGCGGCAGAGCGCGCAGCCGACCGAGGCCGGGAACGATCGGACCGTGGTGGAAACCATTGTGCCCAAGGACCAGGTGGCGACCGGCTACGATCGGAGCAAGGCAGCCGACGCGACCAAGGTAGTGCACACCGAGAATGGTACGCCCTTGACCCAGCCGGCAGACGTGAAGGGGACGATCGTGCGGCAGAGCGCGCAGCCGACCGAGGCCGGGAACGATCGGACCGTGGTGGAAACCATTGTGCCCAAGGACCAGGTGGCGACCGGCTACGATCGGAGCAAGGCAGCCGACGCGACCAAGGTAGTGCACACCGAGAACGCGACCCCGTTGACCCAGCCGGCAGACGTGAAGGGGACGATCGTGCGGCAGAGCGCGCAGCCGACCGAGGCCGGGAACGATCGGACCGTGGTGGAAACCATTGTGCCCAAGGACCAGGATGAAACCAGCTACGAGGAAAACGCCTTCGAGAGTGCGACTGAAGTGCTGCATACGGAGAACGACAGCCCGTTATCGGAGCCAACCCCGGAGGCCGGCAAGATCAAGACGAACCAGAATTTGCCGACCGAGGCGGGAAACACAAGGACACAGGAAAAGGTCAGGACCGCGATAGCGCAGACAACGACCTTTGCGTCCATCATATCGGACGATGCGACCGAGACGATAGAAAAGGGGCATAATGCCGCTGCCATGCCGGAGATCGAAGCGGTAGAAGGCGCGGATGTAACCATAGATGGCGACATCAACTCTTTCCAGAAATATGATTATGTCAGACGGCTGAAGACGGCCAATGTGCCGTTATCGTGTCCGGGAATCGTGTCGTGGCCGACATACGGAAACGATTACAGGATCAATAATTGGCAATGGTCCAGCACGGAGCAGAAATTTTATTACACTTCGTATTGGATTTATCGGGAACGCATTTTTCATGGAATTGCGTTTTATCTTACCGCGGCCGAGGCCGCAGCCGCCCTACCGACAATATGCGCGGAGATCGGCGGGGTGAACGTGGGATATGGAAGCGCACCTTCCAAAGCGGGGAACAACCTATGGCTCGCTACAGTACATTCGCGTAGCGACCTTTTAATAAGCACGACAACAGGATTGGATCCGGTATGGGAGTAGAAAACAACATTTCCGAAGACGCCGGTGCGACCAAGGGCAGCGAGCCCATGATCCCATTGTCCGTGGTAATGGACATTATCGCCAATCTGAAACAGACATTTATAACAGCAGATGAAGCCCGAGCGATTGCGAAAGAGGAATTGCCGTCCGAATTCAGAAACCTTGATTCGTTTCCTAATACCGGTGCGACCAAGGAAGCCGGCAGAGTTTTGAAATTAGGGATAGGAGCGCCAGGAATTCCAGCTACGGCATATTGGGGAAGAATCAGCGGGATTGATTACGAGGGAACTCCGACGCTATATTACGGGCTATTCTTTCGGGAGTATGACGAAACTGGAACGATTGTTCCAGTTGGGTCCGAAGTTATCCCGCTTCCTGAAGGGCACACCTTAAAGTTGACAGTTGACGTGGCGAGGTGGATATGAGTGCGTTATTCACACCACCCGCAAGCTGGGTCAATAGGAAGCAAGACCTTAACGGCGCCAATGAAATTGTGCAGGCTTTTTGGGAACGAAATTATGTTTCATGGGCGAGAACGGGTGAAATTCAACTACTCCAAAAAGGTGACGATTCAACCTTTACGGAGTATTGGTACGGTACGATATTGACGTGGATGTTTAATAATTGCAATTCGTTCGTTGATCATGTGAATGGCCCCTTAAATGCCGGAAAGACGGATTTTTTATATTTTACTCTTGACACTTTTCTTGCTGCCGCAGGGTTAAATTGGTCGTCGCTAATGGCGATAATAATGGTTAGAGAGCAAAAGGCTCTTTTTTTTGAAACAATACAGAATCTATTATCTGTACTAAGGTGGACTGTTCGTGATTTAGGGCGATTCGTCAGGGACGGCGGAACTACGAAACAGAACTGGTCACCGTATGTTGGCGGGGGGTTAAATGGGCATAGTATTTACATTATTGACGGCGAGGTGTGGAACCCTCCTGTTTATTATGGAACGATGGAAATAGCTATGGCCTACTGCGAGAGTAATTGGAGTCCTCCCGGAACTGAATTTTCACAGAGGATGCCGTTTCAAAGTCGTTCGGGCAAAATGGGGCAAGCCATGCCCTACGGACATGATTACACCGCCGAACTCTACAGAGAATACGGCAACATAGTGGCGGATTTAGACATCGGGGCGGGAAGCGTTCTGAGTAATTATTCCGTAGACCTGTATTTATTGGCGGCATCTTTGGAGCCGCAAGGTGGTGATGGTTATACCCAGCATATTGCATTTGATGCTTTCGACGATTTTTTGGAGGCCGAGAACAATTTAATAGAGGACGAGTTGGTGCTTGTGGCTTCTTCCGGGCAAATATCTGCGCCTTCATTTTCATTTTCTGTGGCTAACAATCTAAGGCCTGGGTGGTGCGATTCTTATCCAACATCTCCGCCATATTGGTCGCAACGAGGGTACCAAGTGACAAGGGCGCCTCTTTTATATAAATGGGATTTTACCAATCAGAACGCATAACGGAGGGAATATACCATGCCTTATTTATTTGACACATTTCCAAGACGCGCGCGGGGCTATGGGCCGGAATTTGCGCCAGGGGATGCCATGCGTAAGTATTTGACACCGGAAACGAGTTTGCCGGGGTATTTGAGCCGGAATCCGCCGCCAGTCGCTCAAGGAGCCATGGGGGGCATGCCGCCGGGCGGGGCACAAAGGACGCAAGGGACACCGGCGCCGGCGCCAGGGCAGGGCATAGTGGAGCAGTTGCTTAATGGCCCCCCCGTCGCTCAAGGAGCTATGGAGGGCAGGCCGCCGGTGGGGGAAAGAGGTCAGAGGTCAGAGGTCAGAGGTCAGCCGGAGGCAGCGGGGGAGCCGCCGGCGGCGGGGCCGGTAAGCGGCTGGGGCGGGACTATGCGGCCTTTAACGCTAACGCCGGGGACGAGCCTACTGGAGATGAGGCAGATGTATGGGGGCTATGAGAATGATCCGGTACTGGCGGAGCGGACCAAGGAATACGATCGGAACCTGGCGGACTATCTGAGGCAGCGTCCGCCGACCTGGCAGAACCGGGCGGAATATGAGCGCGAGCTGGCGACATTGCCGGGGGCCGGCGCGGAGATCCTCGGGCACATCCAGCAGCGGGCGGTGGAGAACATGCCGACGGAACTGCGGCGGGAATGGGAACAGAGCGAGGCCAGCCGGCAGGCGACCATGAAGGCAATAACCGCGGCGACCGCGAATGAAGCGGCGTTTCGTCATTTTGAGACTACGGCAGACGCTAAAGACGTGGCGGCATTCAAGGAGCATTATGAGCGGACACCGGAAGGCTGGAAGCCGGTACGCATGACACCCTGGGAGAAGATGCAGGCGATGAGGGAGCAGTTTTACACAGCGCTTAAAGATAGGCCGGAAGAAATTGCAAAATTCGAGAAAGAATTTATGGCGACGCCGGACGGATTCAAGCGGCGCCAGGCGCCGGGCTATATTTTCGGGTCGGGCGCGCAGGCCGCGGCGGCGGGGTTTGTGAGTGAGGCGGAAAGAGCGGGACCGGTGACGGACGACGGACGACAGACGACAGACCGGATGCCGCCAGGCCAGGCGGGGAGCGTGGAGCGTGGAGGGCCGGCGGTGGGAACCGTGCGGGGCGGATATGTGTTTATCGGTGGTAATCCGGCAGATCAGAATAGTTGGACGCCAATAAAACAATGAAACCATGGGAAGAATATGGCGGGGTGGCTGTGGTGGAACCTGGGCCGGGGCTGGGGCAGGCGTTGAAGCCGTGGGAGGAGTATGCCCGGGCAGGGAATCAGACGGATCAGACGGATCGGACGGATCCCCCTACGCCAATGCTACGGGGGACGGATCGGACGCCGGGCTACATCGAGGACCAGAGTGGGCGGCGGGTGGAGGCACGTGGAGCGTTGAGCGGAGAGCGTGGAGCGGGGGACCGGAGGCCGCCGGAGAGTTATATTGAACAGGATGGGGTGCGGATTACGCCAAAGAGGCCGTCGAGCTACATATATGAGCCAGGGGCAGGGCGGGTGGTTACGTTTGATCCTGGGGCAACCGGGCCGGCCAGAACGAGGCTGATTGAGAAGGTGCCGGGGTATGGAGGAGGTCAGACGTATCCGACGGATCAGACGGATCAGCGGCCACCGGAACAGATTGGACCACCGCCGGCATGGCAGGAGCCAAGCGAGCGGGCGGCGGGGTTGATCGGATTGCCGCCGGCGCCGGAAGCCAGGACAGGGATGGGGTTGCCGGTCATCCGCGGACCGGAACACAAACCGCCAGAAGCGCTGCCGCCGGGGACGATGAGCGTAGAGGATTGGCAAAAGACTTTACCGCCTGGCGAGGATAAACGTGGATTCTTCGGGAAGACCGGGGCGGCGCTGGGAGTGGGTTTAACGCAATTCGCAGCGAACAAGGCGCTGGGTGTTTCGACCATACCAGGGGTACCCGATAAGGCGCTGGGCGACTTTGCGAAATGGGCGCAGGACCTTGTGGATCCGGATACGGTGCAAATGGTGAATGAAATCACCGGCGGGCAGATGAAATTAGATAGTGCATGGGAAGTAGTCAAGCAATTACCGAAAATTGGCTGGTATGGACTGCTCCAGAATGCGCCACAGTTGTTTGATGCGATTGTAGCCAACAAGATTGGTGAGGCTTTGGGCGGCGCGGTGGGTGGTATTGGCGGGCCTAAAGGAAGGGTAGTTGGCAAACTGTTAGGCGGTCATGTAATGGGCACAGCCAGCGCCGCATTGACGGAAGCCGGGTCTTTCAAGGATTCCGCTTTACAAACGTTAAAGTCGCAAGGCATAGACGAGACTACGGCGAACATGCTGGCGGACAAGTATGCGCGGATGTATGGTCCGGCGGCCGGCGTGGTGGAATATGCCAGCAATATCTACCAGGTGGGCAAAGCTACCAAGGGCCTGAATAAAGCGGCGATTCAAACGCTCAAGAAGACGCCAATCTGGAAATTGCTATTCGATCCGTTGCTTGGTGGAACAAGCGAAGGCCTTGAAGAAGTGACCCAAGCCGGGCTACAACAAATAGCTGAGGGCCGGATGATAGACGAGGCGGAGCGGATTACCGGGCGGAAGCTGGCGCGGCCGAAGTCGGGTGGTTATGTAATACAAGGCATACAAGGCGCCGCAGTAGGCACAATGATGGGGGCGATGGGGTTGCCGAGTTCGATTCATGCTCAGCATGTTCAGAATAAGCAAATAAAAGCCCGAGATGCCTGGGCGCAGGACATAATTGATGAGGTATACAACCAAGCGGGCCCTACGGCCGCAGAAGTGGATTTGGCTGCGAGTAAGCCGAAGGAGGTTGTATTGGGTAAACCGGGACCCACCTTACAGCCGACATACAGGGGAACAACAGTCGAGGAATGGGAAAACATCAAGAGTGGAGGAAGAACTGGAACAGAACTAAGTGGAGAAACCTGGGTTATTCCGCGTAGGGAATATGCCGAAAATTGGACAAAACGCGCCGGTGAAAAGGGTGTTTTAATTGAATATAAATCAGAGGCACGGGAAAAGCTCAAAAGATTGACGGATGATCCGGGTGATGACCGTTTAATGGGAAAGTTAGGTCTTGAGGATGTAGCAAGAGTTTTTGATGCGAATGGAAACGTAATATATGATGCCAGACGACAGACGCCGGGCAAGCCTACGGTGCCGCAGACGTTTGTGAATCCGCGTGGGATGGCGGACCCGGCGGCGCGGCAGAGGGCGGAAGCACAGCTAAATGACTATCTGTTGGGGCAGTTGACGGGGTATCCCGGGGTGGATCCGGCGGAGGCGGGCCGGGTGATCGCGGCGTTACCGATCCAGGAGCGGGTGCGGATGGGGAATCTGCCGGCGGCGGAGCAGGATGCGGCATTTAGGGCATTGGCGAACCAGGCACAAGCGAAAGGAGGCGGATATGATCAAGCACGTCAAGGGGGGCTACAAGGTGTTAAGCCACAAGGGCCGCAACCTGGGGGGGCCGTACCAAAGCAAAGGCCAGGCGGAGCGCCGGCTGGGCCAGGTGGAGTGGTTCAAGCACCGGGGAAAGCGCCGGTCGCGGGTGGAGCAGGAGGCGCGGCGGCTGGGGCGGTAGGGGCACGTGGAGCGGGGAGCGGGGAGCGGGGAGCGAAAGAGGCGAAGATCCGGATCCCGGCGCGATCGCCGGCGAACCAAACTGCCATCATCCAAGCGCCGCTGGATCCCAGCAAGGAAGCGAACGGCTACTACGCCTGGGTGGACCTGGACGATCCGGCCCTGCAGGCGGCCAGGCAGAACAATGCGGCCACGGCCTTCCAGGGGCGGGATCGGGAACGTCAGGCATACCTGGGCAGCCAGGCGACACGATTGCAGAAATTCGATCCGAGCTGGCTGGGTGACTCCGCGACATCCGACCGCGGCTCACCGATGATTGACCAAGCGACAGGGCTTCCGGTAGCCGGCTACGGCCGGCTGAACACGCTGGAGGACGTATATAATCTTCCGGACACGGATCCACGCAAACAGGGTTTGATCAAATATCAGAACCAGGTGTCGGCCAGTTTCGGGATCGGGGACCGGCCGGCGGATATGAAGCGGCCGATTATTGTCCGCGTTTTGGAGGACTACAGCCCCAACACCGACGCGGAAGATTTTGCGATTGAAAGCAATCGGACGGTGGCAGAGCAGATGTCGGATGCCGAGCTGGCGATGTTAGATGCCAGGATGATCACGGAGAGCAAGTTATTAGACGCACTAACAGTATCCGAAAGCGGCGAACTGCTCAGCAAAGACAACACGGCTTTTATCAATGCCTATCTTGGTAAAGTGCAGAACGCGGCCACATTGAAGAACAGCGATGGGAGTTTGAACATTGACAAAGTAACGACGCGATTACAGCGGGCATTATTGGCCGTGCTGATGCGCGAAGATGCCGGGGCCATGAATTCGGTGACGGCATTGACTGAGCGGGCGGGCGAATACGGATTAAAAGAGGCCATAAACGGGCTTGCAGCCGCGGCGCCGAACCTGGTAAGATTAAAGAGTATCCGGCCGGAATTTGATTTAACGCCCGAGATCAGCGCAGCCATGCCGGTATTACTGGAGGCCAAGCGGGCGCTATTGGCCGGCGAGACGCCGGACCTGGCGACATATTTCGGGCAGTTAGATTTTTACCGGCAAGCGACGGAAGAACAGCAGGCGGTCGTCATGGTCCTGGCGCAGATCAAGAGCGCCAAGCAGCTACGCGAAGTATTGAGGGAGTATGCAGCCACAGCGGAGACGCACGATCCGAACACGTTGGACATGTTCGAGGGAACAATCCCGGCGGCCAAGAAGATAGATTTATTGCGGCGGATAATCAAAGGAGAAAATATAGATGAGTACATCAAAACTCGACTTATTACTGAAGGCGGTGGCGAAGGTGTACCTCAAGGACCAGGTAAAATCGAAGGCGCCGAAGCCGGCAGCCCAGCCGAGGCCGCCGGGCCCGGCGCCGCGGCAGTAGATCCGGCGGCGGAGCGGTTACGGCTGGCGCAGGAAGAGCTTGACAAGCTGATGGGCGGGGAAGAGCCTGGCGAGGTCAAGGAGCGGACGGCGCTATATGGGGAGATTGAGGGCGGCAAGAGCGCATTCCGGCAGAGGTTGGAGGCAATCGCAGCGAGTAAAGCGGGGCCGGCGCGGGCGGACATCAAGAACCTGGCGCAGCGGGAAGTGCAGAGCAAGGCGGGGGCCCTGGTGGCAGCGCTGGAGGCCGGGCGGATAGACGAGGCCGAGGCGCAGCGTCGGTTTGAGGATGTTGAAAGCAAGGCATTGAAGGCGTTGGCGCGGGACGAGCGGGAACGTCAGAAGCGGGAGCCGAAGGCTGTTGCCCAGGATTTGTATGAGGATAACCGGCCGGCGTCGCGCGGGGAACTATTCGAGGAGGGCGCAATTTATGATTTTGCCGAAGCGGAAGGTGTTAAAGATGAAAAAGCAGCATACCGCTTATCCTACGACGCAAGACAACTTGATTTGCCGGGCATGGACCAACCCTACGCAAAAGCAGTATCGCCACAACTGCCTAAAGGCAAGGAAGCGCCTGGAGAAGTCGGACGACAGACCGGAGAAGCAGAAGCACAAGAACTCCAGCGCTATGCGTTGACCCATCCGGAAGACCACGACGCCATGCGGCGGGCCCTGAAAGCCACAAAGGGCCGGATAAGCAACCTGGTACAAGCGTTGATTAACCGGGAGATCCCCGGGTTCGACGTGGAAGGCCAGACGATCGAAACTCCGCGCGATTTTGCGTCATTAGCCCTGACCTGCCGATCCCGATTCTTCGAAATCTACAAGATCGCCGTCGCGGACAAGCAGACCGGCCGGATAGTATATTCAAAAGTGGTGACAGTTGGGGTCAAGGACCATGCGGTTATTGATCCACAGGGAATTATCCAGGCCGTCCAGATCGCCAGCCGCGAGAGCAAGATACCCGCAGACCGATTAAAAGTCTATGCGGCGCATAATCATCCCGGCGGCGACCCAACCCCATCCACAGTAGACACACACGCGCGCCTGGCGCTTGACGAAGCATGCGGGCAAGCGGGGATAGAGGTTGAGCATGTCAACACAAACGGCGAAACATATTATTCTTATGCAGATCATCTGATACACCAGTTTCCGGACTACACGCCAATGCCGATAGATTTGATGCCGCCGGAAACCATGTTGAGCTATAAAACGCCAGACAAGTTTGAGATAGTGGCAGAATCGCTACGCAAGGCAAACGCGAAAGCCAATTATATTATCATGCTGGACGGCAAGAATCACATCCGCGAGATCGAGCAATTTGAATACAACTATAATTGGACAGCAGAGGGCAAAGCAATAATCAAGCAGTTGGATTTAGGCATGAGCCGGGTGCATGCTGCGTCCGCATTCCTGGTATTACCGCAGAACAGCGACGCGCTGGTTAAGGCACTACGAGCGAGCATGGAATTACAGGCTGTCCATTTGTTGGATGTGAATTCGCCTACCATACCGAGCTGGCAGACCATAGGGCTGATAGTTCGGGAGGCGCCGGCGGGATACGGCGCGGCGGGTCCGCGGCAGATCGAGGCGGCGGCGCGGGTAATCGTGGAATTCGCGAACCGTGAAAAGCTGACAATCACGCCGGAGCTGGTACAGAATTTTTTGGAGCAGAAGTACGGCGACAAACTCAAGGCTTATTACGGCGACATTGCGAAGCTGGCCGGGGAGATCCAGCGGAACAATGAGAATGACCTGTGGTTTGGGATGCGGACGGGGAAACTTGGGGCGGAAGGGGAGAAGGGCGCACAGGAACGGGCCGCGGCGGCCGCGGCGCCGGATGCGCGCCGCGGGGGCCGGACCGACATCCGGATAGCCGGCGGGATGAGCATTCCGAAGCCAACCGACCACATAGCGCCAAACGCCTATGACATTGACGATGACCAGCGGTTAGGGGTGAATTTGCAGTTAGAGCGGATCCTGGTGAAGAAGCAGAAAGGGTTTTTGTGCGGGGACGGGACCGGGGTGGGGAAAACGAGCCAGATCCTTGTGACGGCGCATGAATACGCCAAGCGCACAGGCAAGAAGGTGCTGATCGTCACGCAGAACTTACAGATCATCCAGGGGACATACCTGGATGATGCCGCGCGGTTAGGGTTCAGCCTGGAGGACTTCGATATTGGGACATATTCATCCATCCGCGGCGGGCATGGCAAGCGGCCCATGATACTACGCAAGGTAGTGCGTGGCCAGGCGCCAGAGAAAGTGGAAATTGGCGCGAATGATCGGTATGGACTGATCATCCTGGACGAAGCGCATAATTTGAAGAACCATGCTGCCAAGCAGACCATCCAGATCCGGAAGATGCTGCAGAAAGCCGATCATAACGCATTCTACACGGCGACCCCGATGGACACGCCGACCGGCGCGGCCTATTTCATGAGCGAGATTACCGGGATCCCAGCCGACCGCATAGCGCGCATGTTGGGGTTTGAGATCGTGGCGAAGTTAGACCCGCGGACCGGCGAGCTTAAGGAGCATATCAAGTTGATCAAGGGCATGAGCTGGAAGGACGTGAAGAAGAACCTGGTGAACCTACGCGAGACGGCGGTGGCGCAAGGGGCCCTGATCCGGCGCGAGTACCCATTTTTGGGGAAATTTGAAAATGTAGATTTTGAATTGAACGCGGAAGACCAGGCGCTCCATGACACGATCGAAGAATACTTTGATGCGGTCCTGGCAACGATACCGCCAGGCGATTACCACGGCAAAATCAAGAGCCATAAACTGCATTCGTTGTCGCATTGGTTAGAGAGCAAGAAAGTGGCCGCGGCATTCGAGCAGATCAAGGCGAGCCTGGCGGCCGGGCGCCGGCCGGTAGTGGTATGCCAATATGTTAATCCGAGCAACCGGCTAAGGCGCCCGGAAGGCAACACGCGCGGCAAGATCCTGCAGGGCCAGATATGGGATAAGGTTTTAGGGCGCCAGCCCGTAATTGTGGGGACCATCAAGGAACTGGCGAAGCTGATGGATGCGGCCGGGATAAAGTATTCCAGGATTTACGGGAGCGGATCGAAGGCTGCCGAAGTGGAGAAATTCCAGAAAGACGAAACGCAAGTGGCGCTGATGACCGCGCGCAGCGGCGGGGCCGGGATCAATGCGGATGACAGCGTGGGCGGCCGGCCGCGGGACTTGATCCGCTTGACAACCGAGTTTGCCGGCGACGTGGACCAGCAGACCATCGGGCGGGTCAATCGGCGGAACACGGTCAACCCCGAACTGGTGCGCGTGATAGATGTTTACGCGCAAGGGCTGTTTTCCGAGGAGCGCCGGCGGGCGATCAACCAGAAGAAGCAGGAAATCCTCAAACGCATACAGGAAGGCGAAGACATTGACTTGGCGCGATTCAAGGCGGAGGAGTCCGAAGTGAAACCGCAGGAAATTGAAGGCGAGGAGGAAGAGGATGGCGGACTGGCGGACCTGATGCCTGGCGAGAGCGGCGAGGGCCCGTTGGCCGACAAGCCGATTGAAGCGCTACGCGATGCGGATATTGGCGGGGACCCGTTGGCCGAAGAAGAGGACCTGGCCGATGGAGCGGACCAGGGGATGCTGGAGATCGGGCAGGATTACCGGCAGCCGGCGCCGGCATTGAAGCCGGAAGACGATCCAGGCTACAGCGTATTCCCGATTGAATTACCGGAAATGGTGCAGATTGCGAAGCATTTGACAGGCCAGTATCCGGTAGTGCGGCGCGGATTGCCGGGCGGCGCATTGGGCATATTCCACCCGAAACCCAAAGGGAAAGGGCAGCTAATTGAGATCAAGGCGAGCCTATACGACCGGGTTGGCTTGATGGAGAAGGCGCAGAAGATGGAGGAGTTGATTAAAGCGCATGGCGGAAACAAACAGATGGTGCTGTTGGAATATAACGAATGGCTGGCGCAATTACGGGAAGAGCGCAAGAACATGCCGCCGGTCTTCGCGCTGAAAACCCTGGCGCATGAGATCGGGCATGCCAAAGATTTTGAGCCATTGGAGGCCGTGCGCGGGCGCGGGAATATCTTTGCACACGTCGGGAGCCTGATGAGTTACGTGAATAAATCATTCCCGAAGAAGCCTGGCACGGATGAAGGGCTGGATCCGGAGATCCGGAAGGAACTGCGGGGCGAAGCGGAGAAGCGGGCCCGGCGCGAGCTGGGTCGCAAGGCCGGGAAAGAGGCCGTAGCGGAGCGGACCACGGAGGTCTACGCTGAATTGATTGAAGAGCGGATGGCCGCGGAAGGGCTGGCGACCTATGACGAGATCATAGGCGAGTTGGAGAAGATGATTTGTTGGTGGCATGGGACGGATACGGTGCCGAAACACTATGCGAGCAGCCCGGAAGAAATGTATGCCGAGGCTATGAGCGTATTCCTGAATAATCCGGCTGCATGCCAGAAGCGGGCGCCGGCGTTTTACTCGATGCTGTTTGCTTACATGAGCCGCAAGCCGGAATTCAAGGCGCAATATCAGAAGGTAATGGATTTGATCAAGAGCGGACCCGGTCTATACGAGGAGCGCGACCAGCTATTTAAGGAATCGCTGCGCCAGGCCAACAAGGACGTGCGCGCGTGGGAAGACTTTAGAAAGGCGCGGACCTGGCGGGAACGCAAGGATCTGATACGGCGCCAGATTGACCGGGAGATGGGGCCATTAGAGCAGCGGGTGGTGCTGTTGAAGGACAAGAAGGCGGCGCGCAAAGAAGCGAATGCCGCGGCAATGCGCGAACTTGGGCCGGAAGCGGATCCGGATAAGTTGAAGGCCCGATCGGAAGAGCTATACCAGGAGGCAATGAGCGAGCGGGAAGACCTGATGTGGGGCGCATTGGGCGGGCTGGACCGGTATCTGTACCGTCAAACAATGATGTGGGGCGCGAGTGAGCGCATGAACAATGCCACGCTGCGGCCGCTATTCAAGGCCGGTTTGGGTGTGGAAGACCTGGACATATACCTGTTCCATCATCGGGTGGTGGAAGACACGCCGGCGGCCGGGGATGTGGCATATTCGGAAGGATTTGAGCGGAAATCGAGCGCCGAACAGTTAGCCTGGATGAAGGAACGGCAGCCGGCCAACTATGCCATGTTTGAACAGGCGCAGGAGGCCATGCGGCGGGTATACCAGGAAGAGGCGCTGGACCGGCTGCGGCATTACGGGGTATTCAACCAAGCAATGCTGGATGAATTCGATCGGCGCACAGCCTACGCTACGCTGAATATCTCACGGAAAGGCGCGCCGAAGGAGACAACGGATCCACTCCGCGAACTGTTTGACGACCAATATGGGAAAGGCATTACGAGCCACATTTACACGCAGTTAGGAACGCACAAGCCGACGGCATCGCTCTATATGGCGACGATGACCAAGATGGAGCGGCTAATCAACCTGGCGGAACGCAGCAACATGATCAAGAAGACCCTGGCGGCGCTCCGGTCAGAGCATTCAGCCTTCAAGAACGAATGGGAAGAAGCCAAGACACAATGGAACGGGAAGACGCAGGAAATTAAAGTGGTTAATACGGACCGGGTGGGGACCATAACCTATTTTGACCAGGGCAAACTGGTAGGGTTCTACGGGCCGAAGGCGCTGGTGGACGCGCTGAGCTATGCCGAAGTAAACGAGATCGGCATGATTGCCAACATTTTCATGGGTGCGGTCCAGTTGCAAAAGGATCTATTCACGAAACTCAATCCGAACTTCATCCCGCGGGCCTGGCACCGGGATATACGGCAGTTTAACATCCAAATGCCCGGGGTGTGGAAGGATTGGCTGAATTATGTCCCATTGACGGGCGGCGCCTACAGCAGATTCGCGCGGCCGGCCATGGAGGCGGCCACAAGCATTTACATGAATCAGCCAAATGCAATCGGGCAGGAAGCCATGCGGCGCGGGGTGATCATGCCGAAGAATGTCGGCTATATGGCCAGCCGGGCAATAAGCGATGAAACCGGATTAGTCGAATTGCCGGATTTTAATGATAAAGGGGCGGTTAAACGGTTCTTGATCAAGACCGGGCAAGCCGGCCAGATCCTGGAGGCTACCAGTAAGATCAACGGAATGATGTATATGGATTGGGCATTCCCTGATATGCGGGAAGAGAAGAAGCTGATTGCCGTCCATACCTGGGCCGGATCCCCGAACTTCCTGGCGCGGATGGGCGCCGCGCGGATCGCGGAACTGTTCAGGCTGTTTCCCGGTCCGTGGAAGGAAGGCTGGCGCTCGACGAGCTGGGCCTGGGCCGGCGGCGGCGGGTGGGAATCGCGCTGGTGGGAGCAGGCGATCAACCTAACGCGGCGCTCGCTTATTCCGGCGCTGGGGCTCTATATGACATTCGGCGGCGGATTCAGGCGGCTCCTGGAGGCGTTTGGGCTGAAAGGGTGGGGCCCGATGGCCGATGCCGAGCAACAATATGCAGACGGGACGAGCGAATACGATAAGGTCAGGAATATGTGCATCCCGGTCGGCTGGTATGACAAGGCCGGGCATAAGGCATGGATATTCACTCCGCCGTTGGGTGAATCCGAGCGCAACATGCTATTGGCGCTGAAATTGGCGGTCCAGACTACGCTAAATAAATTTTCAGGCGACAAGGTTGAGGCGGCCCGGCTGCAGGAAATGGCACAGTTCATGGCCGGCGATCTGCCAGGCGCGAATCCCGTTGCGGATATGATAAAGGATTTTTGTTTATACTTCGCGGGCGGGACGCCCTACGACAGCTTCCGGCAGCGGCCGGCCATGACACCCACCCAGCGGGAGATCGGCGGCGCGACGGCGCTGAAAGCGATGGCCTGGTATTCGGCAAATAAATTTGCATCGTCTTTGGTTGGCACCATTGGGCCGGAAACATTGGATCAGCCGAAACGGACTACGCTGGAAAGCGTGGTATATCGAACACCCATATTACGAGGATATATCAAGATCAGCGATGCAGGGTATAGGGATCGGCTGCGGCGGGCGGCTAAGCCTTGGGTGAAGGCCGCGGCCGAGATCCGAGAGGAACAGGAACAGATGCTAATCAAGCTGCGGCGCCGCGGATTATTAAACATGGAGGGACTGCGCCGCGGATTGACCGAGCAGGAATTTGTCAAGCTGCAGGATGGCGCACAGATTGATGCACAATATCCCAGGACAACCTTGGAACCCGATATTGAATTGCGGCGGTATTATTATACCCACTTCAAAGAGTTGTTAGCATCGTCCGGAGTGCGGGACTTACCCGCCGGCGCGCAAATGATTATCCGTCAGCCGTCGCGTGTCACCAGGGCGGCCGTCATGATGGAAATGCTCAAAACGGCACCACCCGCCCGCCGGTAATTCAATCGAGATCATTCCCATGGTCCGGCGCCAGCCTGCACACGTGGTCACACGTGGTCACACGTGGCCGCCGGCGCCCAGGTTTAACTACGTAACATTAAGTAGTTGCTTTCTTGTTTTTTAGATTCATTTTCTTGAATGTGCGTATCTGCTACGTAGGAGCTGAGGCCTGCCGCATCCTGATCCCATGAAATATAAGGGGTTTTTATGTTTCTTTCCTATGCCTGCCAGCTTGGCATAGATAATGCTTTATTAGGAAGGCATGAAAACGATTAGCCAATACGAAGCCGAGCTGGACCGGATCCAGGTGAGCGATCGCTGGGGCGAATGCCGGCGATTCCAGAGCAACCAGCGGAAGATCGAGCGGCGGAATTGGCTAATCAATAAGATCAGCACCATGAAAACAGAAAGGAAAGGTGAACCGTGAAGATCATCATTAATCAGGGCGGTCAGGGACAAGCAATCATGGACGTGGACAAGATCGAGATTTGCGACCTGTGGCGGATCGCAATGCATATTGATGATAGGGAGGATCAGCGCAGGGTTTTGGAAGTGTGGCATCTGGCCCACGATTTGCGCGGAGCGTTACAGCATATCGCGAGCGGCGCGAATATCATGATGCCGATCGCAACAAAATAGAATAAAAGATTAAGCCATGACAAACCTTGACAAAATCATTAAGAGGCGCACAATAAGGCCGGCTGGGGATCATACCCGCCGGCGCCTGGTGGTGATGTTGGAGCCAGGGGATATACTGGCCATGCGCGAGGAGCGCCGGCGCACCGTAGTTCGCGGCGCACTATCGAAGGTGTACTGGATAATGGTCAAGTGGGACGCCGCGGAACGGAAACGCAAGAAAGATCAGGAGCGCGCTGCGAAACGGAAGGGAGGGCCGCCATGAACACCATCATTTCCTGGCTACATGCAATATGCTGCATCTATTGGTTCATTTGGATTTTTCTCAATTTCCCGTTGAAATACTGGATAATAATGTTGGAAAAACATTATTATGTTCAATTCGCACACGGCGCAATGGCGCCAATTATATGCTTGCTTGGCATCTACCTCTTTTTTGTTTATCATTGGGCCGGCTGGCGCGAGAAAATCAAGAACCAGTTGTTGCAGAAGAACCTGGAACAATTGGAAATCCAGCGTAAAATCAACGATATATTGGATGGACCGAATGAAATCTAAAGCGACGATCCGCTGCCCAAAGTGTGGGGCGGAGATCCCGGCCAACCTGATCACCCATGCCGCGGCCCAGGCATGGGGTAAACGCGGCGGCGCGGCCGGCAAGGGATCCCCGGCCCGTCGTAATGCCGCGATCTGCGCTGCTCATGCCCGCTGGCATCCTGCCCAGGATCCGCTTCAAAAATAGTTGTTGACATGCGCCGGCATTTTTGAGAGTATATTCTTATGCAAGTGATACTGCATTCAATTGTCGCCCGCCGTGGGGTGTCCGGTCTTCCGGCCGTCCTGGTCGGTGGGTATCACCCGGCCCCCACGCGCGGGTTTTTCACCATAGTGCAGGAGGACTAATTCCATCCAGCAGCAATACCACATATAGCGGTTCTGCATCATCAATGGTAGACATAAGATATATTTTTAATTGAGATTGCTAAGGGTTCGCGAAAGGCCAGTGTGATGCAGGAATGCGTCACGCTGGCCTTTTTTTGTTTAAGGAGTCAACCATGCAAAGAATGTTTTTTGAACTGAGCAATCTGAACCGACAGCTCGACTGGATTATCAATCACTCGATTGAATGTTCAAACAATAAAGGGGATTGCTTCGATCAAATCTGTGATGACGTTACTGATGCGCGAGCGAAGATTCAGAATGCGATGAAAGCGGCGCGAAGGAACAAAGGCACAGAAAGGGTTTAGCGATGCCCACACCGACGGAAATGGACGTTGTTTCGACTGTCACATGGAATGGATCCGTTCACAAAGTAATGCGGCATTTCATAACCTATTCAAGCCAAGAAGATCACATCTATGATCAATCAAGCATGGAGGGATGCCTTGAATGAAAACGATGATGTGCGCGATCGGTGTTCTCATCATAGCCGCAACGGTGGCCAATGCAGGCACCAATGGATATGCGACATGGTTTACAGTCCAGTCCTGCCGCCGCGAAGGAACAAGCGGGATAACGGCTGGCGGCCGTGTTTTGAACGAATCGGCGCTATGGTGCGCTCTACCGTCGAGGCCGCCGGTGGATGGATCCGGCCGGCGCGCCTGGGGCCGGAAGATCAGGATAACGAACATGAACACCGGCAAAAGCATTATCTGCGAACAATGGGATGTCGGACCTGGACGGGCCGCGCGGGCCCGCGGGGTTTGTGTTGATCTCACGCCGGCGGCTTTTTTAGCATTGGACGGACAACTCAAAGACGGACGCATGGCGGTTAGAGTGGAAGTGCTATGACGCACATATCGCACACGATCAAGATTCTACTGCCTGGCAAAGGTGATCTCCCGGATCGGATCCAATGCACAAGAAGAGACGTAGCCGGAAAGACCTATACCTGGTCCGCTAAGGATGGAATGTATTTGGCCGATGATGGAGGCCCTGGTTTTATGACGTGGTATGTGGCCCGAGGGTTCGGCGTTATTTTTCGCGAATTAAAAAGCCCTATTCATCACTTGGTTCAAAGATTTTTGGCAGGATTGTAATGGCTAACCAATCACTTTTACAAGGCGACGATCAACAGCTTAAACTGTTTGGATCCGCGGATATGGACGCGGCGCTTTTCGCCACCGAAGAATCTGCTCCCCAACGAGTGTTCACCGGCGCGCGGCTTTTCGCTCAAAACCCTGAACTCTACAAAGCAATCGTAGCGCTTAGTGCTGAAGGATTAGGAGCAATCCGTATCGGCAGAATCTTACATGTTTCCGCTCATACTGTGCAGGCAGTCCGCGAGCGCGAGCCAGCCGCAGTAGCCATAGAAAAGAATAGGATTGCGAACCTATCACGCGCTGGCGCCCGCATGTGCGTCGAAGGGATCATGGATATGTTATCCGATCCAGATCAAGCAAAGAAGATCAGCCTGAAGGATAAAGGCATCGTCTTTGGCATCCTGGCGGAGAAGTCCGAACTGCTATCCGGAGCGCCAACATCCCGAATCTTAAACGTTACGACAACCATAGATTACGATGATTATGTCCGCGGCCGGCGCGAAGAGTATGAGCGTCAAAGAATGGGTTTGAGCGGAGGAAACGGGAAAACAAATGCGGAGGCGGCCGCCGGCGCACAGAAGGACGTGGGCCCGGGTGCGATCGTTGATCCTGGGGCACGTGGCGTAGTAAATCCGAGCGGATCAGAGCGGATTAGTGTTGATCCGAGCGGATCCGAGCGGATTAGTGTTGGCCTGGCGCCGACCGCGGGACAAGCGGCTGCGGATCCAGAACCGGCGCCTGGAGCGGTTCGGCGCCGGCCGGTCGCGCTCCTGGAGGCGCCGAAGGATCACCTGGACCTGGGCGCGATCGTTGATCCTGGGGCAAATTGTAGCGTAGGGCAGACGCCCCACCGGCAAGACGACATGCCCGTAAACATTGATCGAAAACAGGGAGAGCAAAAGGAGACTGGATTGATGGGGAGGATATATTCTGAGATTGGAACTACAAGCGCATGAGTATCAGCACGTTACAACTGAAAACGGAAAACGTGATTAAGCCACCTAAGCGTTATTATGCGACGTGCCAAAAAGGGGATCATGGAAATTCGGAGGCAAAATCGTGGCAGCGATGGAACGTCGGAGCTCAAGGGCGATGGCCGGCGCATCGAGCTCATCGAGCGTAGCCGTCCGCCGGCGCACCCCGGGGGGGGGGCCGCGCGCCGCGGCGGACCGGCTTGATATATAATCCATTCACGTTTCACAAAATTTATTTCAAAGGAGGGGATCATGTTCAACGTGGTCAGATGGTGGCATGAGCGCGAAAAAAAAACGGGCGCCAGAATGACGCTGGAAGTGAGCAATGGCTGCAGGCCCAGCCGAGGACGATCCCCGGCAACGATCGAGCAGAAGCGTCAACACAAGGCGCGCATGATTACGAGGAGATACGCACGATGAATAAAGCACAATTCAACGTGAAGGAGGAAGACGTGGCAAACCGATTGGGCTTAACGAGGGACCAGGTACGGGAGTTACGGGCCGGCAATCTCTACCAGGATGAAGACTTTGGCAAGGTTGGCCGCGAGATCTGCTACACGGAAGCGGCAGTCGAGAAGATCCGCGAGCTCCTCAAAAAAACCGCGCCTGGCGTCAGGCTTGGCGATCTGGCTCCTATGAAGGTAGCGGCGCCGAAAACGCCGGCAAGCGCTCCTACGGTCATGCTGGATGCCGTAGTGGTGCGAATATACCCGCATAACCCGCAATACCTGGAGGCCTTGCTGGGCGGGCAGTTGATCACGATCCGCGTGGCCAACAACAGCAAGTTCACTCGCGACATGGTGATTGAATCCAGGCTGTTAGTGATGAAGAACGCTCGAATGTTCGATTTTGTAGGCCGGTGTCCGCGGGCCAGGGGGAAATGGTAACATGAAAAGAAACACACCTATCCATCCAAAACTGATCAAATTAGCGGCGGAATTGAAAATTCGGAAGTACGCCGCTGTCGGGCTGCTGGAACTTCTCTGGCACATGACAGCACAGTTCGCGCCGGAGGGAGACATCGGCAGGTTCCAGGACAGGGAGATCAGCCTTCAGCTCGATTGGGGAGGAGATACTACCCGATTGATAAACGCGCTGGTGAATAGCCGCTGGCTCGACAAACACCCCACCAAGCGCCTGATCGTCCACGACTGGTCGGAACATAGCGATGGCAGTTGCGATAAGTATTTATCGGACTACGGACGCCGATACGCCGATGGAAAACCACCCCGCCGGAAAGGCGATACTCCGTTACAGGATTCAACTCCTAAAACGACAAGTCACGACAAGTCACGACAAGTCGTGACAAGTCGCGACAAGTCAAGCCTTCCTAAGCCTATTCCCAAGCCTATTCCTAAGCCTAAGCCGTTGCCGGTAGGAGCGGAACCGGCGGCGGCGACTATGCTGGACCAGGTGAAGCGGATCAAGGCGATCCGGAAGGAATTTACGGCGTTGCGGGATGTGGATGTAGAAAACGCATTGAAAAACTGCCCGCCCGAGTTTCGCGAGGCTGGAATCACGGATTTTGAGCGGGACATGCTGGGCGCGCTGAAAATACCGGACATTCCCACGAAGGTCCTGGGGTCCTACATGACCGTGGCGGCCAGAGGAGGCGGATCCACGGCCGCCGGCGTCCGGCCATGGGATGACAATGGGGTGACAGATACGGAAAAAAAGGCGGAGGAAGCATACCGGGCATTGGCCCGCTTGAGGAAATAATCATGGATGCCAACGAGATTAAGGAACGATTGAACCAGCGCGCCGAAAGCGTGTGCGCCTACCTGTTGCCGACTGGAAAAAAAGACGGCGCGGAATGGGTATGCGGCGACGTAACCGGGACGCCCGGGACAAGTTTACGGATCCACTTGAGCGGCGCTAAGGTGGGGTATTGGGCGGACTTTCAGGCGTCAGATCAGTACCGCGGGCGCAATCTGCTATCGCTCTGGATGGCGGTCCGCAAGGTTGAATTTGTTGCGGCCATGAAAGAGGCAAAGGAGTTTTTGGGGATCCGCGACGATCGCGGATGGATGCGGGTATCGGCAAAGAAGACATTGACGACGGACGACGGACAGCAGACGACGGACAAGAATCGGACGGATGGGACGGACCCCGCTACGCTCAAGGAGCTACGAGGGGCAGGTCGGACGGATCAGAAGAATGAACCGGTGAATTTGGAACATGAGTTTGTGCCACTCCGGAAGGGCGGCAAAGTGTTCAAGTGGCTGACGGAGACGCGGAAGATTCCCGAAAAGATATTGGCGGAGTATCGGATCGGTGAAAGCCAGGAGGGTGATTGCGTCGTGTTTCCGAGTTACACGGCGGGCAATTCGGACGGATCGGACAAATCGGACGGATCCCCCGGCGCTCAAGGAGCCATGGGGGATAGGTCGGGAAAACTGAACAGCTTGAAGTTCAGGAGCATCACGGACAAGAGCAAGATGTGGGTGTTGCCGAAAGGTGCGCCCAAAATGCTGTTCGGGCTTCAGGCGGTACCAGGAACGCAGGAGGACCTATTCATCACGGAGGGCGAGCTTGACGCTATGACGCTGGCGGCCTACGGGTATCCCGCGGTGAGCGTACCATTCGGCGCGAAGTGGCCGGGAGCGGACGGCAAGGACCCAAACACGGAATGGATCCAGCACGATTATGAATGGATGGAGCGATTCATCGAGGTATATCTGTGCCTGGACGCGGATGAGCCCGGGAAAAAAGCCACAGACGCCCTGGTTTCAAGGGTAGGGCGGGAGCGGTGCCGGATCCTGGATTATCCCGAAGGCAAAAAGGATGCGAACGAGTGCCTGGTAGCCGGCATAACTGAAAAAGAGTTTTGGAATTTTATGAATGGAGCGCGGGACCTGGATCCGAAGGAACTGATCAAGCCGTCCGAGATTGAGCAGGATATATGGCTGGAGTTTCATCCGGAACTAAACGACAAGCAGCGGATGGGCGATCCGACGCCCTGGGAAGCATTAACCTTCACGTTCAACCCCAGCGAATTAACGATCTGGCACGGATACAACGGACACGGCAAGACGATTTTGTTGAATCACATCATGTTAAAATTCGCTTCGATGGGTGTCAGTAGTTGCGTAGCAAGCCTGGAATTTCCGGCGCGCAAGACGATCAAAAACCTGGTCAGGCAGGCCATGGGCAAATGCAAACCCAAAGACGAAGACGAGCTCCACAAGGTTGTGCGCTGGCTGGATAACCACTTCTGGCTGTACGCGCATGTAGGCGAGACGACCGTGGACGCGGCGCTCTACATTTTCAAGTACGCCGCGAAAAAATATGGCGTCAAGCACTTCGTCCTGGATTCGCTGATGATGTTAGAGGACATCGGCGGGGAAGAATACGACGATCAGAAAAGGGCCTGTTTGCGGATGAAAGAGTTTGCATCGGAGTACCAGGTACACCTACACCTGGTAGCGCACAGCAAGAAACCGGACAGCAAACACGATCCGGACAAATATCCGCCGCGCAAGTACGACATATCGGGATCGGGGAACATATCCAACGTGGCCGACAACGTGATTTGCGTGTGGCGCAATAAGACCAAAGAGATCCAGTTGGCGATTGCCGATGACATGGACCGGGCGAAACGGCATAGCGACGCCGAAGAGATCAGGGCCGACTACGAGGGAGCGGAAGACGCGCGATTTATCATCCAGAAGAACCGGGAGACGGGAGAGGAGGTGACACGGCGCCTATGGTTTGACAAAGGCAAAGAGGGCAGTTGGCAGTATTTTGACGAGCTGACGAAGCTACAAGGGCCGTTGCGGTACTGGCGGGAATGAGCCATGAGAAAGCCGGAGAACAGGGAAAAGTTTGAGGCGGCGATTGATGCGATGGTCACGTTTTACGGGAAGAAGGACAAGCAGATGGTGGCCGACGTATTGAGCAAGAAGGCCCAGGAGGCGCGGGAGCAGGAAGCGGAATGGTGGGAACGGCGGTTAAAATCAAAAGAAGAAAGGCGGCCAACAGAGCCGAAAGAGGAGGGAATCAGATGAACATTATCGGACGAACAATGCAGGGCGGGGTCATCGTAGAAATCGAGCTGAGCGGATATGCCGCGCTGCTCGAAGCCGGTCATGTGCTGGCGCTGTTGCCGGCGGTGAACAACGAAGTTGCGCTGACGCACAAACCCGACGTGGCGCAGGAGCACGTGCAGACGCACAAGCCGGTTGAAAAGAAAAGCGGGAAGGGCAAAGCGGTCCGGGAGTGTGCGATATGCGGAAAACCGTTGCCGAAAGATGCGTCTCCGTTGGCTAAAACACATAAAGGCAAGTGCAATGTCCAGTATGCAAGGGAATATGCCCGCCAGCGTTATCGGGATCAATCCGGAAAGATTACGCCGGCAAAAGCAAGCATGCCATTACCAAAGCGCATGCCGGGAATTAACCCAGCGGATCCGCTGCTCACGGATGAAGAGCGGAAGGCGGCGCGCCTGGAGTTAATCAAACTGGCGGCGCAGCGGCATGCGGATAATTGAGCGGGAGTGAAAAGATGGGCGCGGGAATAGGAGGAACATAGACATGGACATCGGGACGAAATATGAGGTTATCAAGGGCGGGACAATCAACGTGTGTGGGCCGATCCGGCTGAGAGTCGGGGAGATTTGGGACATTGTGCATAGCAATGTTATGGGTCCGCAGTTTCGCAAGCTGGACAAGCGCGGCGGGTCTACCTGCATCCTGAACGGGATGACGGTGGCGCGGGTCGGGATGGCTGAGGGCAAGTTGCGCGAGATGGCGCGCAACGAGCCGAAGGCGGCTGTGCACGATGAACTCCGCGCGCGGACGGGGGCGCGATGAATTGCGAGAAGTGCGGACGCGAGATGATACCGGCCCCGGCACGTTTCGATGGGGAGGAAACCACTGTTGGCTTCTTTCCGTGCGTGTGCAGCCGGACAGCTTGGCTAAGCTGCGGATGCCGGGAGTACGGAAGCACCTACGAGGAGCACATGGAACATTGCTGTAAAGATTCATACTGCCAACGGCGAGCGTCAGCCTGAGGGATAAATATGCACATATGGCTTATTAAGCGCGGACCACGACCAGAACATCACAACGCTCCATTCCACCCAGTTATTGTCTGTGGCAAGAAGCGCATTGCAAAATGGGAAGCAGGTGCTACGGACAGTAAGGCTTGGGTTTGGCAGTGGGACTGCGATGGATCGGGGTTTCTGCTCTGCCGCTGGAACGGTTTTGACGTGGACTATGGGCATATCGTCCGCGAAGTGGGACCGTTGCCGGACGGGACTCATACGGGATTCTTCCATGACCGCGATAAGGAACCATGGACTCTTCTGAGCGGGGCCGTATGGTGGGACGACAAGAAGTTACCGCCGTGTTTGGAGAAGGTAGGATTGATCTATCCGACAGACGATTTCACCCAGCAGCGAATTCTTGACCACATTGCCGACGACGGCGCATCGGGATTTGGGCGCGAGATTCCGTCGTATTGGCCGAACAACCCGGATCACCCGCGCCCGGCGTCTGGAGCCGTTGGTTCGGCGGATTGAAAGGATATTGACTATGGAAACACAATATATCGATCTGTTGTTTCTTGAATTATCGCAGATCACAAAGGCGAAGACTGCCAAAGAATTGATTCTGGAACGCGAACGTGATGAAGCACGTGTGTGTCTCCGCGAAGCTATACGACTCGCGGATGGATACGGAGAACTGACGGATAAAGCTCCTAAACGTTGGCGTAAAGCTGCCGGTATTGCAGCGAACGCTGGCATTGAGCGGCCAATGAAGCCGCAGAAAGGACGGTCGAAATGAGTGAACGCAATGGCGCGGCTTCATTGGCCTGCTCGGATGCCTTGTTGGCGTGCCCTTTCTGTGGCGGCGAGGCAGAGATCGAGAAAAGCGGATTTGGCTGGTTCCGCGAGTGGAGCGCGAACTGCACGAAGTGCTGGGCAATTACGCACGGATACGCTGGCACAAACCTATGGAAAGGGTCTCGACAGGAAGCGATTGACACATGGAATCGCCGTCACGCCAACAACGGCGTCACCGTTGCGCCGACTCCGGGAGGCGCATAAGGTGAACGCAATGGTTCTGCCTCCTGTTCTCGATGCGTGCTGCGGCCCGCGCATGTGGTGGTTTGACCATGCCGACGCTCGGGCGCTGTTCGGGGACCGACGCCGCGAGACGCTGACGGTCAAGGACACGTCGCACGGCCGGGCCGATGGCCGGCGCGTGTTGCGGATCGAGCCAGACGTTGACCTCGACTTCAGGGCGATGCCGTTCCCGGACGACACATTTCACCTGGTGGCGTTCGATCCGCCGCACCTTGTGCGGGCCGGGGCGCAAAGCTGGATGGCCGCCAAGTACGGCAAGCTGGGGCCGGACTGGCGCGAGGATCTGCGGGCCGGGTTTGCAGAGTGTTTCCGCGTGCTGAGGACTCACGGCGTGCTCGTGTTCAAGTGGAACGAAACGCAGGTCAAGGTGCGCGAGGTGCTGGCGCTGACGCCGGAGTCCCCGCTGTTCGGGAACACCAGCGGCCGCAAGGCGGGGACGCACTGGATCGTCTTCATGAAGCAGAACAAGGTCATATAGGAAAACCGAATGTCACCTGGTTACTGGAAACGGCGCAGGACAAAACTGTTAGAACGAAGCCGGTTAGGGGTGTTGGCGCGGGAGCGGAAGAGGTTGGCCAGGGCACAGGAAGCGCGGGAAGTGGGGCAGGTGACATTCTCGGGGCCGATGTTTGGCGGGGAGCATGTTATCCGGTGCCTGGATGCGGGGAATGAAAACCGGCTTTTGGTGGAGGTTGATGGCCAGGCGCATAGGCCGCGGTCCTGGCGGGGATTGATGAGGGTGGTTTGCAAGAGGATTATCGGACCCTCCTACGCCAAGGCGCTACGGGGGGCAGGCGGATCGGGGGAGAGATGACAAGAGAAAGACTGCCGGATACGCGGAGAAGCATTACGCATAAGGCGGTGATTCGGTGGGGCAAGAAGCGGGTGAAGTTTTATATCACGGTGGGGCTGTATCCAAGGAAGGACGGGGAGGACATAAAAGAGAGGCCGGGCGAGGTGTTTCTGACGTTTGATGAGGCGGGGAGCATGCTGGACGGATGGGCGGATGCGTGGTCTACGGCAGTTTCGATGTGCTTGCAGCACGGCGAGACGCTGGCGAACCTGGTGGACAAGTTTGGCCGGCAGCGGTTCGATCCGCAGGGCATGACGGAGAACGAGGCTATGCCGTTCGTGTCGAGCGTGGTGGATTACGTGGTGCGGTGGATGGATAGGGAATTTGGGGAACAGGAACAGAAAACAGGAGGGTAGATGAAAGTCATTAACGAAGGAAACGGCTCATGGCGGCCATGGTGGGTTGGCCAGCGGATGAAGTGTCAGGAATGCGGGCGCGAAGTGGAATTGGAAGTTGAGGATGACATATCCGCAAACTGGACGCCCGCACTTGACGGAACAGCAAAAATCAGGTGTGAGCGATGCGGGAGCATGGTCAGCATAGAGCAAAAATTCAAGGTTATGGGAAATTTAAGATTTAAGAATCAGATGGATCGGACGGATTAAGGAGGAAGAACACAAATGCAGGGGATTGAGGGACACGCCAGAATACCGCCGCCGGGATGGGAAGACCTACAGGCCGAAGCGGCCTTGTCGGGGATCAGCCTGGAGGCGGCGGCGGACAAGCTGCTACGGTTGCGCGCGAGCGCGCTGGAATTGGAGGCGACGGATCCATTGCGGAACGGATACGAGCCGCCAATCTGGCATGTGTGCGATGCGCTGCTGGGGTTTCCTTGGTGCTATGACAAGGTGTTTTTGAGGAAGTTGAAGAATCGGACGGATCGGACGGACCGGACGGATCAAGAAAATTGGGACTGGTTTTGCGAGGCGATGCGGAAACACCTGGGGTATGAGCGGCCGGTGAAGATGCTGCTGATCCTGGGCGGGAACCGGGCGGCGAAGAGCGAATACGCGGCGAAGCGGAGCATGATGATGATCGCGGAAAAGGAGAATGCGAATGTCTACGCCATGCACATGAGCGAACCGCGGAGCAAGCGGGATCAGCAACCGCTTTATTGGAAATATATGCCGCTGGAATGGCAAGTGCAGACGGCGGGCCTGGTGGCCTACATCAAGTACAAGAAGAAAACCGGATTTGCGGAAAACAGCTTTATCACACCGATTGGGAGCCAAGGGGCCTTCCTGAACTACATGCAGGACAAGGACACGGCGCTGCAGGGCATGGAGGCGGACGTGGTAGCGCCGGACGAATTGATCCCGGCCGATTGGGTTGACGATATTCTGCTGCGACTGGCGACCAGGGCCGGCCGCGGGATCCTGACCTTCACGCCAATTAACGGGTATACGCCTACGGTCAAGATTTTTTGCGATTCTGCGAAGATCGTGAAAACGGTGAGCGCGTATTTGTGTCCGCGGGACGGCGGGGAACCGGATGAGGCCCGGGCCCTGCACCTGGCGCCGGCGCAATACACCGAACTATGGAATGCGGTGGATAAGCATCGGCAGGCGATGGCGCCGCAGAGTCAGCCGGAGGATGTGCTTGAGTGGATCAGAGAAGAAAACATCGAACATCGAACATCGAACATCGAACATCGAACGCAAGAGCGGGTATTCGACCAGGTGCCGCGGGTGCTGAAGTGCGTGGATCCGCGCAAGGCGGTGGTGTATTTCAATCCGAGCGACAATCCCTACGGGAACCCGAAAGAAGTCATAGCGGACCTGAGAAAGAAGAGCAAGGCGTATGTCAGAGAGCGATTTTACGGGCAGGCGGAGAAGACGGTCAGCGTAATGATCCCGAAATTCAGCCGGAAGATCCACGTGATACCGGCCAGCCGGATCCCGGCGGAAGGGACAAACTATTTTTTCTACGATCCGGCCAGCGATCGGAACAGCTTTATGAGCTGGTTCAGGCGGCGGGGCAACGACACTTTCCTGTACCGGGAATGGCCGGGGAAATACTACATACCGGGAGTAGGGATACCCGGGCCCTGGGCGATCCCGAGCGGCCGGAAGGACGGCTTGAATGACGGGGATCCAGGCGAAGGGCAGAAGCCTTCATTCGGATTCGGGAATATGCGCTACAAGTTTGAGATAGCCAGGCTGGAGAAGTGGGAAGACTGGCAACGGTGGAGAGAAGCAAACATCGAACATCGAACGGAAGACGGATACCCGAACGATGAAGAGCTGGCGGGGTGGGATACGCGGGATGAAGAAGGCAATCCGACCAGGGCGGAGGAAGTTATCACATCGCGATTCATTGACAGCCGGGCGGCCAGCTCGCCGCGGATCGAGAACGACCGGCCGGTGACGTTGCAAACCCTGTTTGACGAGATCAATGTGTTTTTCTTTCTGACACCCGGCGCGGACATAGCCGATGGAGTGAGCAAGATCAATTCCGAGTTGGACTATGAGGAAGAGGATCAGAGGTCAGAGGTCAGAGATCAGGAAGCGCGGAGATTCATCAACCCGGCGCATTTCTTTGTATCGGAAGAATGCGAGAATTCGATTTACGCTTTTGAGAACTGGATGAACGCGGACGGTCAGAACGGGGCCTGCAAGGATCCGATTGATCTTCCGCGTTATTACTTCACGTCGGAATGCGAAGACATAGGGCCGGGCGATTATCAGCCGCGCGGCGGAGTGAGCTACGGGCGCGCGCCTGGCGGGATGAACCGGGTTTATCGGGGGGTAAGAAGGTTGCCAAGGTAAGATTTTTTCGGACGGATCGGACCCTCCTACGCCAGAGCGCTACGGAGGGCAGGCGGATCATTTTTTTTGGAAAGGGGGGCGATGATGGGGATACCGAGCACAACATTTATCAGCCGGGCGGATGTGTGCGAGTGGATCGGGATCACGCCGTACAATCTGGAGAAGGTAGTCAAGGCCGGGAAGCTGCATGCAATTGCGCTGCCGGGACACAAGTACCGGAAGTATCTCACGAAAGAAGTTATGCGGGTATTCATGAAAGGAGTGCGTTATGAAGATATGGGCGAACCTCGTTAGAAGGATTATCGTGGTCAACGTGGAGAAGGCGCCGCAGATCAGCGCGGAGAAACTGCTTGAGTATTTTGCGGTGGATCCGGAGACGCCGCTACTCAAGGCGGTCCTGGCGGTTTTGGCTGGGCGCGAGGAAGAACGGAAAGAGGAAATCATGCTGGCCAACCTGACGGATTCGCAGCGCGCCTTATGCGCGGGCGGACTGAAGGAAGCCGCGGAAGCGCAAGAGGAAATTATTAACCTGGTGAAGAAAGGGAACGAAGCGAAGAAGGGGCGGCCTGGCGGAAGACGGACGGATCAGACGGATTAGACGGATCGGACGGATCAAAGAAAACGGAAGGCCGGGGAGAAATCCCCGGCCTTTTTGCGTTTTGGAGGCGGATAACGAGGGGGAAATTGTGAAAAACCGTGAAAAGTGACACGCGGACTATTGCGCGCCGAAATGAGTAATGCGAAATTAAGATCGCAAAAAGACCATACTGCGCGGTCATAAAAAGCGCAGGCAATCCGCCAACGGCGGATAAACCTAAATGATGGGGGGAATCGTCATGGGCGAAGAAACCAAAACAGCGGGTGCGGCGGAAGCGACCGAGGACGACGCGGGCGCTGGAGCCGGAAATGCTGGGATGACAGTCGAAGAGCGGTTGAAAGCGCGAGGCGCGCCACCGGCGGCAGCGGACGACGCGGCGGATGAAACCGCAGGCGACGCCGACGAGGCCGCGGGTGACGAAGGCGCTACCGGCGACGAAGAGGCGGACGACGACGCGGGCGAAGACGAAGCCGCGGGCGAGGATGGCGAGATCAAGGAAGGCGAAGTTGAAGGATTGAGCCCACAGGCCCAAGCCAAAATCAACAAGCGCATTCACAAGCTCAACATCCGGCGGAAAGATGCAGAGACGAAGGCCGAACAGACGGAATCGCAACTCAAGGCCCTGAGCGCAAAACTTCAGGATGAGAATGTCCAAGCGGCGGTGCGGCGCGGATTCGATCCGAACTACATTACCGCGGAAGACGCGAAGACGCTGAATCGGGCGGAGAATCTGCGGGCCTGGCGGAGTTTCTATCGGGCCCACCGTGAAAACGGTTACGAGGGATCCGGCAAGGGCGACGATCAATCCCTGACGGCCGCGGAAGTGGCGATGCGGCTGGATGCGGTTGAGGACGAGTTACTGGACATTGGCGGATCGGCCCGAGCGCTGGCGCAGGAGCGGCTTGCCCTGAAAGACGCCGATGCGGCCGTAGGGCGCGCGATCCGTTTGGGCAAGAAAGCTCCAGCTGGCAATGCGCCACCGAAGAAAGTAAATCCCAAGCCGCCGAAATTACCGACGGGAGGCGATAGCGCTTCACGCCGGCCGCCAGTTAGCGCCGGAGGGAAACGGAAACCGACATTCGACAAAGGCGAATTCGACAAAGACGGGGCCGACAAGCCGGCCCTGGAGAAACAATACGAGTCAATCTATTGAGGCTGAGAAGCGGAGCGCTGAAAACGTGACGCAATCAGCTTCAGCAAACAAGGAGTAAGTGTTATGCCAGGAATTTATGAAGCTGATCAGGTCCTCAAAGTGGCGGAAGTGGGGGATACGATCTTTATCGCGCAGAGCGACAAGGTCCCATTCTCGCGACTGCTCAAGCGGGGACCCAAGCCGGGCAATATGCTGAGTTCGTGGCCGGTTCAAATGTATCCGGAGAGGAAGTTCAAGGGGACCCTGGACGGAACAGACATGACCACGTTCAATCATACCAACCGGGAATACCTTGAGGCCTACAACATGTGGCTGCGGACGGAAGGCTGGATGGTGAGCCGCCTGGCCAACCTGACGAAGACGCATGGTGTCAAAGGCAAGGAAGAAGCGAAACAGGCGATGGACGACGGGTTGATCCTGGCGCAAATGGTCGAGAAGCAGCTGCTTTCGAATGACGAAATGGCGGTTGAATCGGGGGCCACCCCGTATTGCTCCCGCGGCGCATTCAAGTGGCTGAGCCCGACAGCGCAAGCGGTCAAACCGGTGCCGGCTAATTACCGGCCCTCAGCGGCTTGTGTCCATACAAGCACGTTGGCGGCGTTTCTACCGTCGGTCATGGAAGACATGGTGGAAGCGGCCGCGATCCAGAAGAAGGACGCGGTTGATTGGACAGGCTATGTCGGGATCAAGCTCAAATCGCACATGAGCGGATGGGCCCAGCGCCACGTGGAAGACGTAAACACGGCGCAGGCGCTCACGCGGTACAACCTGGACGCCGAAGACAAGAAGCTCATCCGAGTGGTGGACTTCTTTGAATTCGATGCCGGGACAGTCAAAGTATTCCCGAGCTGGTACCTGCTGCACACCAATACGACTGGCGCGGCGACGGCCAACAGCGTATTGAGCGGCCTGTTCGTTGACATGAGCATGTGGCAGCTGTGCTACATGGATCCGCCGGCGGCCTGGCGCGAACCCACGAAATCGGGCGGCCCCCGCGGCTACCACGATGTAGTGTACGGGCTCAAGTGCATGAACCCGACCGGACAAGGCTACGTAAACGTCGCGAGCTAAACCGACCAAGACAGATCGGACAGATAGGACGGATTGAAAAATTAAGGCGGGCCCAGCCGGGAGGACGGCTGGGTCCGGCTAAAAAAAAGAAGGAGAAAGTGCGATGGAAAAGATCAAAACATGGGCGGTGATTGCGATGGTGCTGGTGATGGCCGGATGGGCGCAGGCGGTAACGTTTCGGCCTTTACTGCAGCAAGAGCGGGCATCCATTGGTGCGACGCATGTGTTGGAAGTGAGCTATGCGGACATGTCGGCGGCGACCACAACCAACGCGGCTTATACCAATGCGATCAGCGTAGCGGCAAATTCATCGGTGAGCGTAGTGGCGCTGGTGCTGGAGACGGCATTCGACACGGCCAATACGAACCACACCGGGAGTTTGGCGCTCACGATCGGAGACACCAACGATACCGACCGATTACTGGCAAGCACCGAGCTGGCCAGCGACGGTACGGAAGTGTTTCTGAAATTAGGCGCACCGGTAACGGGCGCGGCGACAACGCTGAATGCCTGGACAAACGCAACCTTGGCCACAAGCATAATCACTACAGTCGTGGACAGCGCGACGAACACGTACACGGTGGTTACGAACGTGACCGGGGTGGCGGCAGCGGTCTATAGCGGTTATACGCTGACAGACGGCGCATACGTCTATACCGCGGCCGAAACGGTGAATTGCATATTCACGCCGAATGCCGAGGAGTCACCCAGCGAGAATACGAGCGGGAAAGTAAGGGTCTACTTCCGGATACTCGACAAAACCGAGTGGTAAGGCCGGACCAGACGGACTGAGTGTAGGGCCCGGCAGAGGTGCCGGGCCCTATCTTGGGCAAAATAGCCCATGCTTCGCTCGAGGAGCTACGCAGGGCGATTTTGCAGGGCAAAATCGGAGGGTACCATGCCGGAAGAGGCCAGGGCCATAGACGAGGTGAAGGGAGACGGAGGCGCGTCGTTGGTGACGGAGCCGACCCTTGCCGAGTTAAAGAGCGAAGTGGAGCAGATTGTATCCGAGTCGAAGGATACGATCTGGCCGTTACGGGTGGATATGGAATCCACCCGTTTTTGTCGTTGGGAATACCAGTCCGCGGACGGGTTGAAGCACAAGGATAATTACGACGGCGAAGAACCGGAGCCGTTTGACGGCGCCAGCGACATGCGGATCCGGACGGCGGACATGCTGATCAACGAGGAAGTCATGCTCCTGGTGCTATCGGCCATGCGGGCGCGGATCAATTTCAAGGGGACGGAAAGCACCGACAACAAACGCGCAGGCAACATGGCAATCCTGATGCGCTGGGTAATCCAGAATTGGGGAATCAAGTGGATCAGCGAGCTATTAAAACTGGCGAATTACTTTTTAGGCGACAGCCCCGCGGTGGCCTTGCTGGGGATCGTATGGCGGCGCGAGACGGCGCTGAAGATGGAGACGCTGACCGTTGCAGGGCTGATGAAGCTGTATTTGGAACAAGTGGCTGAAGTTTTGCAGGAAAACAATCAGACGGATGGGACGGATGGGACGGATCAAATGGAGGGCGCCACTCCGAACATTCAAGCGCAAGCTGCCCAAGCCGCGGAAGATTTCAAGACAGCGCTGGAGAGCGAAGAGAGCGATGATTTTCTTTCGGCCAAGCTGCAGGAGTATTTTCCCGGGATCCGGCCGGCGCGGGCCAAGAAAGTGATCAAGGCCTTGCGCGAGAAGGGCCAGGCGGCCTTCCCGGTGCCGTACATCAAGGAAGACGGGCCGGACATCCAGGCCAAGCGCCTGAACGAGGATTGGTTCATACCGCTCAACACGACCGAATTCCAGAAGGCGCGCGTATGGTTCGATGCGGAATGGCTGACCAAATCGCAGATCATCGAGCGCAAGATCAGCCAGGGCTGGAGCGATGAGTTTGTTGAAGGCGTCATAGGCGAACTCCAGAAAGACGGAACACGCCAGGGCGGGCATGAGGGATCGGCGGCCTTTCCGGACTATTTACGGAACCAGGACAATCAGATCGTGGAACGTCCGACGACCTTCTACAAGGGCATGTACCAGGTATTAACCGCCTACTACACGGCGACCAACGAGGACGGGGTGCCGGGCAAATACTGGGTGGTGTTTCACAAGGATGTTGACGTGGCGGCCACCGAGCGCCAACTGATTGACTACGCGCATGGCGGCTATCCCGGGCACACCTTCCAGCGCGAGCGATTGACCGCACGGCTATGCGATTCGCGCGGGCTGGCGGAGCTGGCCGGGCCCTACCAGGGGCTGATGAAGGTGTATTGCGACAGCTTTGGGGACCACGCGCAGATTGCGGGAGTGCCGCCGGTAGTCACACGGAACCGGCAGCGGATGGGGGCCCTGCACATCAAGCCCATGATAGAACTCCAGGCCAAACGCGACGGGGATTATGCCTGGATGAAGCCGCCGGAATACCCGAAGACGGTAGTGGACATGGTTAAGGAGTTACGCCGGCAGACGGATGAATACTTCGGGCGGACGAATGCGGAAGTGCCGCCGGACCTGGTGCAGCTACAGAAGGAATTCAAGGTGCTGTGGTGGCTGACAAACTTGCGCGCGGCGCTGCTGCAAGTGTTTCAACTGTGCCAACAGTACATGCCCGATGAAATGGTTCAACGGATCACGAACAACCAGGGCGAGGCGATATTCGAGAGCCGGGACGAGATCCAGGGCCAATTCGACATGGAGCTGCAATTTGATCCGCGCGACCTGGAGCCCGAATACCTGAAAGGGATCGGGGAAGTAGTCAAGGACATGCTGTTAGTGATGGACCGGGACAAGACCATCCGGACCGCTCCGATCGTCAGCGCTTTACTGTGGCGGTTGAGTCCCGACCTGGCGGATGCGGCCCTGGTGGACGTGGACCAGGCGAACGAAGAAGAGACGAAGGCAGAGATCAAGGCCTACCAGGAGATCCGCGCGGGGACCGAGCCCGAGCTGCCCGACGACGGCAGCATCAACTACGAGTTAAGACTGCAGCTCTATCAGAACATGGAAGCCATGAACCAGGCGATTTACAAAGACATGGCGCCGGACAAGCTGGCGATCCTGCAGAGCCGGCTACAGCGCATGCAAGTGCTGGCGCAACAGTATGGGGCAAACGTGCAGATCGGGCGGGAAGGCGGAGCAAGGGCGTTGCCGGCGGGCCCGGCGCAGGGCGCGACGTAAGACGCGGGGCGCGACGGAAGACGGAAGAACGGAAGACGGAAGGCGCGACGGAAGACGGAAGAACGGAAAGGGCCCGAACATGAGTGGATATTCCAGGGAGGCGTTAGGGCTGGCGGTGAACATGCAGCAAGTGATGGAACGGCGCCGGCTGCAGTTGGCCGCGGCGAAGGTGTTTGATCAAGGCCTGGCGGCGAAACGCGGAGATCTGCAGCGGTTCGGGCAGACCGGACGGTTGAATAGGCAAATATCAGTAGCGGCCGTTATGAACGCGGTGGACACCGAAGGGCGCGAGGTATTGAAAAGCGACGCGGAAGGGTACTGGAAAGACCAGGACCGGCGCTACTTCGGGATCACAGAGGGCCCGCGGACCGTAACGGCCATGCGGAACCGGCTGGGGAGGGTGACGTACCGGAAAGTTTACGGCCGGGAGGGGACGATGGAATATGGGAATCGGACGGATGGGACGGACCCCACTACGCTCAAGGAGCTACGAGGGGCAGGTCGGACGGATCATACGAGCACGGAAAACAAGAACATCACAATCATGGTGAACTAACCCATGAAGACATGCGCGGTTAAAAGCGTTTACGAGAGCATTGTGCAATTGCGCGGCATTGACCCGGCCGCCGTGACATTGGGCGCGGCGGACATGGCGGTCATCGCGGATTACGTCAACGAGCGGGTGAAGGAAGGCTACGAGCGAACCTTCTGGCCGGAAATCATGCTGGCGGAACAGCGGGAGTACCGGGCCATCTGGAGCGACACAACCAACTACGCCACCGGGGATGAAGTCTACCACGTGGCCGCGGACGGCGGGCTCTATTATTACATCAGTTTACAGGATGGGAATGTCGGGAAGGATCCCGACGTGGAAACTACCTGGTGGTCGGAAGTGGGAGACGATTTTCTGCGGACAATCAGCTTTCAACAGGACGGGGAAACGGAGATTGGAGACGTTGACCTGGGGAATTGCATATTTGAGACAGACCCGCGGATCAACCGTTTTGCGAAACTGATTGAGGACGTGATCTACTACGGAGACGGGATCCTGGTGAACTCCGACGAGGCGCCGGCGCAACCCTGGATATGGTTCAGGCCGCCAACCCCGCAATTTTCATTGACCGCCTGGGCCAGCGGGACGGCGTATGGGATTGGGGACCTATGCTACTACGCGGGGACCGGGGAGAGCTACAAGGCGCTACAGGTAAACAGCAACCGGAACCCATCATCGGAAACGGAGTATTGGGAGCCGGTGGAATTTCCGGCATTCCTCAAAGTGTATGTAAAATATGGGGCGCATGCGGATCACCTACTGGATCCGGTAGAGCGCGGGAAATTTGAACAGCGGGCCGAAGCGGAGCTGCAGGCCTTGGAGGAGAAGATGGTGGATCAGCGGGGAGTGCAGCGGAAAGTGGTGTTTGGGAGATAACTTGCCACAGACGACAGACGACGGATGACAGACCGGACAGGACGGATGGGACGGATGGGACGGATTGAGGGCAAACACAGAGGAGGGAAGCATGAATGCGAGAGTAGTAAATTTGGAAAGTCAGATTGGTCCGGCGGGGAGCGGGATCGTGGCGGAAGAGCTGGCGGTGGATAATGTGGTGGTGTCACCGGCGGCGCTGAATGCGAGAGTCACGCATTGCTTAGTCAGCGTCAAGACTAAGGCGGTCCTGGCGACGTTTGACGGGACGGACCCGGCCAGCGCCGGCGCGGGGATCTACCTGCCGGTGACTTCGGCGCCGATGGTATGGAGCCGGCGGACGGTGGAATGCGCGAAATTCGTCGAGGCGGTCGGGGGTGCGAACGGAGTGGTCCGGTTTGAGCCGTTTTCGGACTGATCAAGATAAGCGAAGCGGACGGATGGGACGGATGGGACGGACCCCACTACGCTCAAGGAGCTACGAGGGGCAGGTCGGACGGATCATATTATGAGGAAATGGGCGGCTATATTATTGATGATGAGCGTGGCTGGGTTCAGCCAGGCGCAATACTATCCCACCGTGGCTACGAAGGGCGCGGTAGCGGATGGGGATATAGCGGTCTACGATGGAGTGAGCGGGCGGTGGATCCGGTCCGGCAGCATTATTGATGGGCTGCGGGTAGGCAAGAAGAGCGAGACAGGGGCGAACATCTGCAGCCTGACGGGAATATATACCGGGCCGGTAGCAACGGCGGGCACGGTAGTGACCGGGACGGTGGCAGTAGGGCAGAACAAGATATACCTGGCAGGGTTCAGCAAAAGCACAGCGTATGGGTCCGTAACGATGGCGGTGGACGGACTGGTATTGCAAGGGACCGCGGCCGCGGCGGTCAGCAATTATTTTGTGGCCAGCGCGACCGCGACCAGCACCGTGACGTTGGGGATCTACGGGAACGGGACAACCAACTCGATTGTCAGCAACGTGTATATCAAGCAGATAACCAATGGGGACGTGTATGTTGCCGGGAAAATATATGCCGAGCAGATATACATAGGGTCCATTGCGGTGACAAGCGGGATTGTGGGGCCGCAGGGCCCGGCGGGTGCGGATGGAGCGACAGGTGCGACCGGGGCGACAGGTGTGGCGGCGAGCGTGGCGGTGGCCTGGACGAGCAACGGGGCGGCGGGCAGCGCGGCGATCGTAACAAACGTGGGGAGCAGCAATGCAGCCAGCTTCGGGTTTGTGATTCCAGTTGGGAGCAACGGGGCGCCAGGGGAAACCGGGGCAACCGGGGCGACAGGTGCGACCGGGGCGACCGGGACCGCGGCAAGCGTGGCGGTGGCCTGGACGAGCAACGGGGCGGCGGGCAGCGCGGCGATCGTAACAAACGTGGGGAGCAGCAATGCAGCCAGTTTCGGGTTTGTGATACCAGTTGGGAGCAACGGGGCGCCAGGGGAAACCGGGGCAACCGGGGCGACAGGTGCGACCGGGGCGACAGGTGTAGCGGCGAGCGTGGCGGTGGCCTGGACGAGCAACGGGGCGGCGGGCTCCACGGCGATCGTAACGAACGTGGGGAGCAGCAATGCAGCCAGCTTAGGGTTTGTGATTCCGATTGGCGCGCAAGGGACCAACTTTGCATACCGCTACGTGGCAATGTTCACGGCCAATGAGCAAGTGGAAGTTTTGGCAACCGGGACCAATGTGACCGTGACGCGGACGAACACGACACTATACGTCAGCATTCCGGATCCAACCAGGCTCTTGAGCATGCGTGTGAGGTGGAATGGGGCCAATGGCAGCAGCTTCACGCTGGATATGGGCACAGATGACATGCTCAACAACAGCGCGGCAAACAGGTGGGGCGCGATATTCCAGGCGTACCGGGAGGACACCGGGGCCTTGATAGCCGGCGCGAGCTGCAGCCTGGATACCGTCAATTTTGATCGGATGACAGTACAAGGGTTATCGGCGGCGACGATCAACCATTGCCGATTCGGGTTCTGATGAAAACCATTACGTTTTTTTTTTGTTGATATTAATTGGAACAGTTTGGGCGTCGGCGCCCATGCTGCAAGGCGAGATAGAGGTAAC